TTCGTTCGGAAAATACCAATCCAGTCGGACTCTGCATCATCTAGGAATTTTTCTGGAAGTTTATCTTCTAACCACTGAACGGCAGCAACATGATTTGCATTCTTCTCATCATAAAATTTGAAAAAGTTATGAAGATCTAGGGTCATAATTCTCTCCGAATAAACTGATAAAATACTCTGCGTCCACTACTACTAGTGGTTTTTTACCATTCTTTTTAATGACAACAAGAGGTTCATAATCACTAGAGTTGGCAATTGCCTGTTCATAGGCATCCCATATATTTAGCTTCTCCACATTTTTGCATTCAATGCTATGGGGAAACTTTAACCTGGCAGCACGAGCCATAATAAGGTCTTCTCCACCAGCACCCATAGATCTGCTCTCAATATCCTCTGGGTGAATATCAAGCATTTCAATAAGTTTATCTCTTACCCACTGCTGTAAACGACGACCCTTTGCTTTAGCAGATTGAACTTTCATAAAAAAACCTCCTTCACGGAGGTATTTATCTATTCAGTTGAACCAGGGGTCTGGAATTTTCTTTTGAGTGCCGCTAGTATCCACGCTTGAGATAGACTTTTCGGACCCTCCTTTAGGAGTTTCTGCAGTTTTTCTATTTCTCTTTTTCTCATAGTTTGAAACCAGCGAAAGTATCTTTCTTAACATCTTGTTTAATTCCACCAACAACATAACTTTCAACTTCCGTTTCTTGAGGAGCAACTTGGAGACCTTTAGAGCTAATCCAATGCTCAGTCCAAGGTAGAGGATTATTTTTAGCAGGAATATCATAGACAGGTTTAAATCCGATTGCTTTCATACGACGATTGGCAATCCATTCAACATACTGCACAAGCAGTTTTGCATTCAAACCAATCATAGAACCATTCTTGAACAGATAATCTGCCCAGACCTTTTCTTCGTTTACTGCTTTATCAAATGTTTGATAAACCCATCCTTCTTCTTCAGCAGCGATTTTGAGCATGTCTGGATCATCGCCGTCACGCCATTTATTGATAATGTTTTGCGTAAGGACAAGATGCTGGTTTTCATCTCTGGCGATGAGAGAGATAATTTTAGCGGATCCCTCCATAAGTTTAAGTTCACCAAAAGCGAACGAACATGCGAACGAAACATAGAACCTAATGCCTTCTAGAATATTAACATTCATCACAGCACGATAAAGTTTTCTCTTGAGTTCATAAAGATCTCCTTTAGCAGTATCTACTCCCTCAAGAACATGTTGCCACCGATTACCACTATCATAAGTATGTGCGTTATTAATAAAATCATTATAAGATTCTGTGACACTTTCTGCACGAGAAAGAATCATATCATCATGCAGAATAGTATCAAATACTTCTGCTGGATCTGGATATACATTCTTAATAATATATGTATAAGAGCGGGAGTGAATCATCTCCATAAATCCCCAAACTTCCATACATGCTTCAAGTTCAGGCAGGGAACAATAAGGAATGAATGCCATACCAGGGGCACGACCCTGAACAGAATCAAGCATAATCTGATACTTTAAATTAGAAGTAAAAATATGCTTTTGTTCTGGACGAAGTTGTGCATAATCTGAACGATCTTTCTGAAGTGAGATCTCTTCAGGTCTCCAAAAGTATCCTAATTGAGACTGTGTAAGTTTATCAAATACAGGATACTTATAAGAATCATAGCGTTGAACTCCCAGCGGAGCACCAAAAAACATAGGTTGTTTCTTGGTGTCCACAAGACTCTTATTAAAAACTGTCATCCCCTGAATAGAACGATTGGTTCCTACCTTAAATTGTACAACTGTCACAAGATTCCTCCTCTGCGTTTAAAAGACTTTCTACTAAATTTTGAATTGATTGTTTTCTGATTTCTTCCTCCTTAATTTCATCAGTCTTGATGTCATAAGTGTTTTGATAATAACTTGTTTTCCAACCATACTTGTATGTTTTAAGAAAATCATTTGCCATCACACTCACTGGTACTTCATTATCTGGGTAGTTTTCTGGATTATAGGACCAGTTTCCACTGATCGCCTGGTCAAAAAACTTCTGCATAACAGCAACGATATTAATATAACCGTTGTTATCAAGCATATCCCAGAGAAGGGTATAGTTATGTTTAAGGGTTTGGTACTGGGGTACGATTTGCTTAAGGGGTCCTTTTTTAGATTTTTTAATGGACAGATGCCCTCTAGGCGGCTCAATTCCATTTGTGGCATTTGACACAACGGAACTGCTCTCTGATGGCATTTGAGCAGACAAGGTGGAGTGCCGTAAACCGCTGTCCATAATATCTCTGCGTAGTGTTTCCCAGTCATGACTGTATCCTGGATTAGAGATTTCGTCTACATCTTTTTTATATGTATCAATAGGGAGAATACCCTGTGCATACTTTGTGCGACCAAAATACTCGCAAGCACCTTTCTCTTTAGCAAGTTGATTAGATGCTTTCAGTAGATAATATTGAAATGATTCAGTGAGTTCATGAACTGCGTCCCATGCCTCTTGAGAGTCATAGTTAAATCCAAGTTTTGCCAAATAGTGTGCGAGTCCAATATAACCAATACCCAAAGATCTACGAGCTTTCGTAGATTTTTCAGCAGCAATAATAGGATAATGTTGATAATTAATCAATTCATCCAACGAACGAACACTTAAATCACAAAGAGTTTCAAACTCTTCATCTGATTTAACTTTACCTACATTGATTGCAGACAAAATACAAAGTGCAATCTCACCTTCAAGGTCATCAATATGGCGAAGAGGTTTTGTAGGAAGTGTAATCTCCTGACAGAGATTACTCATCCAAATTTTATCCTGGAAGGAAGAATGACTATTACAGTGGTCAATATTCATTATATAGATACGGCCAGTTTCAGCACGTTCTTTAAGAAGAACAAGAATGAGGTCTTGAGCACGGACAGTTTTTCTTGGAATAGAAGTATCTCGTTCGTAAACATGGTATAACTTGTCAAATCCATCAAGACCAAAAGCATCAGACAGGCCAGGAACATCGTGTGGACTGAAGAGAGAAATTTCTTGGTCGTTGATGAAACGTTCATAGAAGAGTTTAGAAATTTGAATACTGTAGTCTAACTTACGAACTCGGTTATCCTCTGTTCCTTTATTGTTTTTTAGTACTAGGATGTCCTCTATTTCCCTGTGCCAGATTGGGAAGTGGACTGTCGCGCTTCCGCCTCGTATGCCATTTTGCGTACAGCAACGGACAGTTGCTTCAAACTTTTTGAGAAACGGTATAACTCCAGTGTGAGCCACTTCACCCCCTCGTATTTTGCTGTTGAGAGCACGGATGCGACCTGCGTTGATGCCGATGCCCGCCCTTTGAGCAACATACTTACCAATAGCCATGTCGCTACTGAAGATGCTATCAAGGGTGTCGTCAGAATCAACCAGAACACAACTAGCGAATTGTCGCAGAGGCGTCCTAACTCCTGCGAGGATTGGAGTTGGCACGTTGATTTTGTGCTTGCTGATTGCGTCATAGTATTTTCTTACATAGTCCAGACGAGTTTGTTTAGGATACTCAGCAAAAATTGTCGCTGCCACCAACATGTAAGCATACTGGGGAGTTTCATACACAGATCCAACACTACGATCCTGAACGAGGTATTTATCTACAACTTGACGAAGACCAGCATATGTAAACAAATAATCACGGTGATGAACAATATAAGAATTTAATTTGTCCCACTCTTCATCAGTATATTTTGAAGATAATTCTTTATCATAAACATTTTTCATAATTCCATGATATAAATGATCTCCTAATTGAGGAAATCCATTATTCCAATCAGGACCAAATACTTGTTTATAAAGACCAAACAACAACAGTCGGGCTGCAACAAACTGATAATTAGGGTTCTCCAATGAAATCAAATCACTGGCAGAGCGAATAAGAATTTCTTGAATTTGATCAGTTGTAATGCCATCATAGAATTGAATACCAGATTGTATCTCTACTTGTGATGGAGAGACACCTGCGAGACCCCCACAGGCACATTCTACCATGTTATGAATCTTATCAAGGTTTAAAGGTTCAATTGATCCATCGCGCTTTACAACTTTAATTCCGTTACTCATACTTTCTTCCAGGCGGTAAATTTAACTTGTGCTTCTAATCCTTGGTAGACATTTGATTCTACCATATTTTGAACATCGTGTCCAGACATCACCATATCATTGATGTCCTTTTCTTTAATTATACTAGGCCAAATAACTACATGTTTACCTTGACTAATGAGTTTTTCATATTTGTCAACGATTTGTCTGTTTCGTGGTTCATTGTCCAATATATAAACAACATCATTGAAGTTGAAATCATCAAGGGTAACATCAGATCCGCACATTGCGATTGCGTTTGATATAAACAAGGAGTCAAATGGTCCTTCTGTGACATATACTGTTTGCGATGGGTCTAAATTATTGAGTCCAAATACTTTAGGGTATCCTTTATCCAGGATGGTAGTGATATAGCGTAACTTTGTATTCTGGTCCAGAGACCTACCCTGATAACCAAAGACTTTTCCTTCCTGTGTGATGAGTGGTATGACAATTCTTGATTCTTGGTGAGAATTATCCAAGCGAGCCCAAGCATTAAAATCCTCTGCGTAGTAGAAGTTTGAGAAAAATTTCTCTGGAATCTGGCGGTTGGTGAGGTATACTTTTGCTGGATGCTTATTATTTAGAATTGAAATTTTTTGAAGATCAGAGAAAATACTTTTGTTAAAATTTGGTGACTTAATTTTAAATTCTGGTTCTGGAGTGTTAGTTGCTTTACCAGTCAACCCCTCCTTATAACGTTCCATAATATACTCATCGTGAAGAAGAGTATCATTATCTTTAAGAAAATTAGTCAGTGTTCTGCCAACACCACAATTGTGACACTTGAAAAAATAATCATTACGCTTGCGATAAAAATACCCCCGTGTTTTGTTTCGGTTCTTTGCCGAATCACCGCAGTAGGGGCACCTGAATGTATATAAATCTTCTTTCTTTTTAGTAAACTTTACAAGTCGTGGAGAAATCAAATTAATGTATTTGCTGTCAATAAAACTCATCGTGTAGGAACTGCTTGACTACCTCCCATAGTAGCACCGCCGTTTCCAGTTGTCAAGATATTACCAAAGAATGTAGCTGAACCAATAACAACAGTAGCAGCAGTAGCGACGCCAATAGTTATCCAACGAAACTTTGAAAGTTCGTCAATTCTTTTTTCAAGTTTGTCTAATTTAGAATTAATAGCTTTAATTAATTCTAAAATTGCTGCGTCTGCTTTATCTACTTGTTCTAATCTATTTTCGTGGCGCTCTAGTATAAGGGCAACTGCTTGGTTACCCTCACTGATTTTATCTACTGCTCTCTCAAGTTTGTCAAGCATCTCCTTGGAGAGATCTTCATATATTTGAAACTTGGCTTCTAAAACTTCTATGTCTTTACCAATTCCAAACATATTTACCTCACATAGCAGTTGTATTGAACTGCATAATCTTGAGGAATGATTCTACATCCTTATTCATCAGGAAACGATACTGCTGCTGACGGTCATGGTCCAGTGCTTCAAATGTTGCAATCATACGCTTGGCAACATCTGAATTAATTTTCATACTACGTCCATCTTGAAACTGAACAAAACCTTCTTTATACTCAAAGGTAGCATCTTGAGCAATTCTCATAAGAGTTGCGAGTACTTCATGACCTCTTTGAATGGTGCCAATAGTTTCTTGCAGTTGAGAACCTTCTGGATCAAAACTATTGTTTTGCTTTTGAAGTTGAGTGGTTTTTTGAGCAGCCTTCTTTCTGAAATCAGAGAGACGTGCCTTCATAAGCGTATCCATTTCTTTGGTTTTACGCTGCATTTTACCTTTAGCTTCTTGAGCTTTGGACTGAACTTCTTTCTGTTTGTCCAATTTTTTTTGCTGAGCAATTTGCTTTTGTGCCCGTTCAGTTTCTGAGGGACCCTGATTTTTTTCGTCAGCTTCAATAAGATTTAATTCTTCGTTAGTCATTTTTTTCTTTGCTCTCTTTTCTCTATTTAAAAGAATGGTGTTTACGAACTTACGTCCATCTTTAGTTCTTCCATCATAAGATTTTTTCTTTTTAGAAGAAACAAATGGTTCTACAGCAGGTGGAATAGAAAGGTTGGCACCTGTTCCCACAGAATTTGTGGGAGCATCTTCCCACATCTTGCGACGAGCCTGTTGAAGAAGTTCTTTTAAGTTTTTCATATCCTATTTAGTTCTTCTAAACATTTTAGATCGGGATCAATATAATTGAGATATCCTTCAGGAAATCTATTGAGATAAATTAAAAAAGATTTGAGAACGGGCCAACATCTACTTTCAATCTTATAAAACAACAGAGGCACTGTAGCATCATTAAAAACATTGAAGAGGATTATCATATGATTTAAAATCAAATGATGTTTAAGTATATCGTCTTTCAGATATTTTCTGATTAATTTTTTAACATACTTAAATCTTTTTAGGTCCTCTTCAAATTCTTCTCGTGTGGTGCATTGAGGATTGTTGTAATGTTTAATAGCGAAGAAAACATAATTATCTTCATTCAGTTCATCAAATCTCATTTAATTATTATGTAATAGCGATTGTCTTAACTGTTCCTGTACCGCCAGCACCCTGAACATCTCCAGCAACAAATGCCTTATCAGATGCAGTTGTTGTACCAATATCAACGATAGTACCAGTGATTGTTTGAGCAGCGATTGACAAAGTTTGAGTTGTATTAGGAACAGTGAATGTAAATGCTACTTGTTGAACTCCTGTTTGAGCAGCAGCAGTTGCTGTAATTGCACCACCAACTGAACCAGTAACTACAAGAGTTGCACCAGCCGTAACTGTAACTTCTTCGTTGTAATTAACAATTACTGTACCAGTTGCAAGTTTTGCATATGTACTTGCAGCAAAGTAAACGCCAGCAATAGTAGCATTACCCAGAAGGTCAGTAGCACCAGCACCACCAAGTCCTCCAACAGCAACAAGAACTTCTTCAAGACCATTTGCATGTTTAATCACCCATCCACGCTCATCAGCAAAACATGTATTAAGATCGTTGGCTGGGTTGTCATTTTCTCTCAACCACTTAGGTCTAGATTCATCTGCTGTGCTTTTTCCCCATAGAGGCATGTTAATTCTCCTAATTAGTCGTTTCTTTTTATATTTATAAAAAAGGGGGACAATGAAATCCCCCATGATATCTAGTTTTAGATATTACTCAGGGAGTAATATCTTTTGCTCCTCTCTTTTTTAGTTGCCCCTGAACTTGAAGAAGAACTAAAGAAAGAATACCGTTTGATTTTACTTTGGGGTTTGCTCCAAGTGCTTCAGACAGAGCAAAAAGGACTGTTGCAATCAAAGCTTGATTAGCAAATGCCCATGCAATTACAGCAGACATAATAACCTCTAGTATAGGATGTTTCTATTTAGTCTTAGAATATCCTTTTTTAATATACTTAACCATACGCTCATACTTAGCGCCTGGAGGTGCAGATTCTTTCTTGGTTGTTTTACCACCGTCACAACCACAACCCTCATTGACAGGAGGACATGCATCATCACCATGTTCTGGACACTGCTCACCTTCACTAGTATGATTACACTTTTCAACTAAATTCATTTCTTCTCTCCAGTTAGAGAAATTTTCTTTTTTAGTTGCGATTGCTTTTGTTATAGCAGCACGGCGCTTCTTCAAATACTTATCAGATTTATCGGAATCGCCATCGTTATCTACATCAGAATCTTCTTTGCCTACGGGGTCAAGTGCTTCTTTTTTTGCTGTTCTAGCTGCTTTTTTAAAAGCATCTTTTGCTGGATAATCTTCGTGTCCTGGTTTGGCAGGTGCTTCACCACGAGCTCTCTTTGCATGAATGTTTGCATAAAGACCTTTCTTTGCTTCATCTAAATCTTCTTCTTCTTTTACACAGTTAGGAACTTCACGACCATTCTTCGTTTTAGTTCCCTTTGCCTTATAACCATCCCAGCAAGTAGAAGCACCAACATTTTTACGTGCTTGTGCAAGACCTTCAAATATATCATCTGAAGATAAATTATCAACGACAGTATTCATTAATGAACTATTATAATTTTCAGCGATTTCTTGTTTGTTATCAACTTCACCAAAACACTCTTTGCCGCCCATTCCAGCAGCAGAACGTTCAATTAAAAATTTAGAAAAACTATCGTTAAACATTTCCTTACAGGTACTTTTCTTTTTATTTATCATAGTAGTATGTTTAGGAGTGTTTAATTTACTATACTTTTCAATCTTTTGGCCAGGAGTTAAGCACTGAAGATACTCACGAGTTTCGTCGGTCCCTAATTCATGAACTTCATGGAGGTCTGAAATCCAACTCCTAAATGTTTTTTTGTTTTCATCTAAACAGATAACATAGTTTGGACCACGACGAATAATGACTCCTATTCTATCATTATTGTCTCTTACTTTCATTCCTTCTGGAAACACTTCACCGTTATAATACTTCTCACGAATATAAACCTTCGTGGTGTACTCTGAAAATTTATACATTAATACGATTGTTAAGAGTATATTATATTTATTTAAAGTTTGTGGGTAATCTGTTAGCGATCTCTTTCATAAGTTTTTTACAATCACTATCATTTAACGCTGTGGGAATGCCTGGACGAAATGTTGTAAAGTCACCAGCAAATGCTGCTCTTCTCATTTTAGTTCCAGAGATTGCAAATGTATCTCCATCAGCATCACGGTCACCAGATGAGATTACATCAAGTTCATTAAACACAAAGTCTTTACCATTATACTTTTTAATCCACTGCATCGCCTGAACTCTATCAGAACCTACTACAAAGTATGCATTATCATATCCCAGTGACTGCAATTCCTGAAGGATGGTCACAGGGTCTTTAGCAGTAGCACTACTGAATATTTTACCACGATGGTCTGGAAGTGATTTAGTCATATAGGTCAACTTCACATCAGGAGGTAAAGGATTATTACCTTTAGAATCTACAGACTGACTGATGTAAATACGATAATCATTACTGCCAGCAATTCTCTTCAGATTTGAGAAATTTTCAGCGTGACCTGTAGTGCAGGGTTGGAATCTGCCAAATGTAAAGTAACAACTTTTGTATTCTATGAGACTCATTTCTTCCAGTTCTTTTCTATTGTGAAATTATTTTTGCTAAACTCAATACGATTAACTAATTTCACCATATCTCCATCTTGATGAAGAACATAACCTTCAGGAGTAGTAACTTTATAACCACCATCAATCTCAACGAAAGTTCTAAACTGTTCTAAACTATCTAACTTTTGAATAATGAATAGTTTTGCTTCCTGAATAGTTTTGTACAAAGCAACAAATGCTTTAAATTGTCGTTCATGATCTTCTAAGTATTTAATACCGCTATAAAACAAATCTCTTTTCTTTGTTTGGGCGGCGGCAGTTTTAACAGAGTTAATTTCCTTATCCATCTTTTCTTTATAGAACATAGCAAAAGATTTTAAAGTAGCATCAACATTAGTAATTGTTCTCGCTGCTTTAATCTCTGCATTAAAGAATGGTTTTAAATAAGACCCCACAAAAAACTTCGCATCACCAGTGGTGCCAGAGTTTTCCACAAGGTAATCGTGAAACTCTGCAGAAATTTCACACATTCTGTTTATTTGCTGGATGTATCTGTTGAATCTTTGTTCTTCCGTTTGCGAGAAAGATACTTGCTGAACTTCCGTATCATTAGAGATAACGGCAACATCATCAACAGAATTAAATCTCGTAATATCAACACGAGGTCGTGCAGACATATCTGCAAGATCAGGACCACCAGTATAATGAGTATGAAACACCACTCCAATTTTAGCTCTATTGACTTTTTTACCAATAGGATGATCAGTTGGGATACCATATGTAATCGTGTTAGGTCTGAATACTATTATCTCTTCGCCATCTACTCTCTGCGTTTTCTTATCGTCGGTAAACAAAAGGTCTCCCTGTATCACACCAGTAATACCAAGTTTAGAAAAATAATTTAAACAATCTTTGAGTTTTTTATTTAACTCACCCTCGTACATATTATCAATATCACCGTCTGTATAACATATCTTTGGTTCTTTTTTGTTGAAAACTGATTTAGTTCCAACAAAAAATAAACTTGTTATAGGGTCTACACCACATACGACAGAAGGAGCGCCGTCCCATTTTGTTTGAAGAAATCCTCCTGTAGATTTCTTACCAATCATATTTTTCAACTCAGTAAGAAAACTAACAATAGCAAAACATCCTTCAGAACCATAGTTCAATACTTCGTCTTCAAGGTGTTCAAGATGTTTTAGTTTAACTATGTTTGCCATTAATTTGAAAAAATTAAAGTATAATTAACAGTTCCTTGTGTTGCAGATATAAGATCAGTAGCAGATTTACTGCCAATAATATGTATGTCTGCGTTTGTTATTTTTTTAACTGTAAAAAATATTTCACCTCTTCTAAATTTAGCAAGGTCTATATAAGCTTGAAATATTGTTCTGCCGATCAAAGTGTTTCTCATTATTTCTTTTGATTTTTCTTCGCTATTTAATTTATCCGCAATATATCTGGAAAATAGTGATGTCATTCCAGATCCACACTTCTTAAGTGATGCCAGAACAGATCGGGAACTTGCTGTTGGAAATTCGGAAGAGTTTAAAGATGACTGAACTTGAATTGCTTTTCTAATTACTTGTCCATAAACTGGATTATCTAAACACCCCGCCTTTAATTGTTTATATAAATCATCTGGATTTATGGTTGGATTTTTATTTCTTTCTGTTGATGTAGATGGTCCAACCGAAAATCCTAGAATTTTTTCCACACCATATCTATAAACATATCTCATAGCTTTTCCACCAGTAATTTTACCACCATCAATTGATTTGCATATTTGCATAAGATCTTTTAATGTTGGTGCATTATTTAATCTATTAGGATCTGGAGTTACATGTGGCATTACATTAGACCACAAAGAAGGGTCTGCACCTTTTTTACCTGCTTTAGATGATATTAATCTTCTTTCTCTACCACCATCAGAGTAAATAAATTGCAAATAAGAATCTACACCAGCAAATGATGGATCTGTAGGGACAGCAAAATATTCTAACTTTCCAGTGCTTGGTGTTTTTAATAATTGTGGTGAAGAAATAGTTGTATTATTTCCTAATAAAGCTTCATATCCTATGAGAAGTTCGCCAAGATAAATTGCCAACTGATTTTTTTCTTTATCTGATACACCAGCATTCCATATAAATTTAGAATTTCCTGTTATACTTCCAGCATCTTCATCTACATCATCATAAAAAAATTGAACTACTTGCTCTAGAATATAATCTGGAACCGATGGTTCATTTGTCAAACCATCAATTATTGACACAGCTAATTGTCTTGCTGAAGTAAATTTTTTACATGGAACATTTTCCTGTTCATTTAATGTAGGAACTACTATACTTTCTCCTCTATGAATTAATTTAGTAGATTCAATTTGAAAAGTTGCTTTTCCATCTTTTACTTTATCAATACAATTAATATGAATCCACCCTGTTCCTTCATTACCAGCATCTACAGATATAAGATTTTTGAAAGTTCCAGTATAATGATAGGTATCACTTTCAAAAACTGTAATGGGATGACCGTGTTCCAATAAAACTTTATTGAAAAGATTTCCTGAATTATTTTGAACTTGTAAATAACTTTTACCTCTAGTATTTGAACTATTTGCTTTTACAAAAGTTTCTACTTCTCTGTCCTTAAAATACTTTTCCCATTTCTTATCAGTTTGCTTGGACATAAAAAATCCCCCTTATAGGGGGTATTTATTAGATATCGTTTGCTACTCGGTTCTCGCTACGCTCAATACTAAATGCACCTTCAGGGTAACGAGCACTTAATTTCTCAAAGTTCATCTGGATAATCTCTTCCAAGGAAACATTAAGTGCCAGACAAGCTTGAGCAACATACCACATAATGTCACCAAGTTCACGCTTCAAATGAAACAAGTTTTCTTGGTTCACTGGTTTACCTTGGAAGACAATCTTCTTCACAATCTCAGTAAACTCTCCAGCTTCAGCAGACATTCCTACAGCAGCAGTAAGCAATCTCTCGGTAGGAAAATTTTCTCTCTGAAG